TCAATATATTTTTATTATCATCCATTACACCCATAGTAATATCATACTCTTCAGCATATTTTTCAGCTACCTCATCATAAAAAGCCTCAACGTCATCTTCATCAAGGTCGTCTAATTTTGTTCTAAAATCAGTACCTGGTGGTAAACTTGTTCCATCACCAAAGTTTCCGTGTTGTGCAATCTCTTTGTCTGCACTTTTAGCCATTGATGCTTCATAGCTTTCTAAACCAGCATACTTTTTAGGGTCAGTATCGACTTCAAATTCAGAACGCTTTGCATCTCCACCATCAGACTTAGCACCTGCTCCAAATTGTTTATAATACTTATCCATTATTGGTCCTACATTCTGTTTTATCCTAGCTTTTAACTCATCGTGTGTTGTATCATCTTTGATTTGAGCAACGATATCATAATCACCAGGACTATCCTTATCGTTTAAATCACCAAAGTGTACATAACCTTGTTTATCTACTTCGAAATCTTTAGGATTTGGTTCGTGTCCACTGCTTGTTCGTAGCTGTTCCGGGTTAAAAAATTGTACTAATTTTGTTTGTTCTTCCGGTGATAAATGTCCCATAGTATCATCACCTGAAATGTCATAATATTCTTTTCCCTCATCATCTCCGAAGCCTCTACCGCCGTAAAACTTACTTCTGTCAATATCACCTTCATCATCACTATCATCATAACCGGTCATACCTTTGCTTTTCAAATATTTTCCAACTTCACTATCTTCATCATCAGGGTCAGATATTTGTATTCTATCAAATTCAGAACCGCCTATTTTTTGTCCTGAAGGTTTTTCTTTATCGTCACCACCACCATCTTGCATCTTATCCCAAGCTTGTTTAGCAGGATGGTCTTTTGGCATAGTCTTAGCAGAACCTGCCTTCATCTCTTTAGACTCACCGTCCTTGTCTTTATACTTAATCATTTTCTCATCGTCTACCTCGAAGAGTAGTTCGTGAGCAATTTTTTTATAATCTTCTAAGATTTTCATTTTATTTTCCTCCCATAAAATCGTACTCTTCATTGTCGTACGCATCTTCAAATTCTTTAACGTATTCTTTTGCAACTGCTTTTAAATCTGCTTTAGAAAATGTATCTTTATCACCACCAAAGTCTGATATGTATTTCTTCATACCATCGTTAACTAAATACATAAAAGCACGTTCAGCAAGACTTGCTTTATACCTATCTTTTGACATCTTATTACTAAGATTTCTCATAATAGGTAAAAATCTTTGTCTGTATAACCGTGAGTCATTATCAATAAAAAGTTTTAATTCACGTTGTTCAATCTTACCTTCTTTTACAACACCAAAAGCTTCTGCCATTAATTTTTTATATATACTCACGCGCTCAACTCCCCGACTTTCTTTGCCATTTTAATTAATTTTTCTTGTATCTTTGGAAAACTATTCTGAGCATATTTGTAATATGTTCTTGAATCCATTCCTTGTTCGTTCTTTAACTTGATAGCGTGTTTTAAATTTCTTTCAAGTTTCATCAAACTATCACGAACTTCTCTTACACTATGCCAAATCTTTTGTTTAGGTGTACGAGTTTCATCATTACGATATTCGTGATAACGACCTTCATTTAGTGAAGATTCATCTAACTTACCAACTAACTTCATATGAAGTCTTTTGATTAAATCTTTTTTCTTTTTCTTATTCTTAGCAAGACCACCTGAAAAAGCATATGGAGTTTGATAACCAGGTACATTGGCAGTAGTAGATGCTTCGTTCATCTCACGAAGAATCTCTTTTATAATTTCAATTAGTTCGTTACGACTTATCGACTGCTTCATTGATTTCATCCAAAAGACTATAGAACCTCATCATAGTGATAAGCTGTTCTTCGTTAACAATGTTTCCTTTGTTTAACTTTTTTAGAACATTCAAACATTCTTTTAGTTTGATAGATACCACTTTGTCGTCAATCTTTGGATGAATTTTTAAGATTTCATTTTTGAGTTTTGTAATTTCTTCAGCCATAAAATCTTTTAAAGTACTTGTGTTAGATATATTGTTTATGTATGCTTTTAACAAATCACGTTGTGATTCATTAAGGTTGGAGTATTTTTGATTAAACTTATCTACAAGTATTTTATATGATAACAATCTCAAGTCTTTTGATTCTTTTTGGAACTTTTCAACTACAGATTGTTTGTTAGATTTAGGAGCATCTTTTTCTTTAAGATTTTCCATAACGACAAAACGTATTTCTGTTTCTTCGAAAGGGTTGGAGTTTTGTTGAATTTCGAATAATTTATAAACAGAAGCAATATCTTTATAATTTGAAATTCTTGTTCTAAAAAAATCTTTTAATTCGTATTTTTCAGTAATCTTTTTTACTAAGTTATACTTAGCTCTACGCATTTCACTATAATTTAACTTCTTTCTTTCACGTAGTACTGAATCTACTAAATAATTTATTTTGCCTTCGTTCTTTAATTTTTTAGAAGTTAGTGCTTTATAAAGAACTAACTCTTTACCTAATATAGTAGTAGGCTTAAAAAATTCTTTTACAATCGCTAAGGCGGGTGACGGGTCTACATTAGACAATACGTCTGAGGTTATTTGTCTTGTCAAACACTCATATAAAAATGCTGTGTTTTTTACTTTATTATGTTTTATCATTTTAACTCCAACTCTTCCAAGTCATATATAAATATGTCCTAATTAAAAATTATTTTTCTGAGTTTAATTCTTCTTTGTAATTTTTTGATAAATCGTCTGTTTCAGAAAGAATTTCTCTTGAATTTTTATCCATTGCCTTCATTAAACCATCATAATGAGCTAAAGCTAACGGTCCATTCTTAAAATTATGTTTAATTTTATTATCTTTTTCATAACTTGTGTTCAAATCGTGTGAACCTAACGGGTCACGACCACGTGCTGAACCATCTTTACTATACTTTGGACCCTCTTTAGGTCTTCCCATTACACCATTTAATTCTTTTCCTGTTCTACCTATCGCATCATCGTTAGTTTCTGTCTGTTCAGGTTCTTTTGCTGGGTCATTACCTTCTGATTCGATAGTAGATTTTCTGTATTTGTTCTTGTAATCAAAGATAACCTTCTCATCATTTTCTTTAATTTCATCATCACTCATACCAAAAATGTTTTTATATACCCACTCTGAAGACATCAACCCATCTCTCAACATAGAATCTGCTAAACTTGTCTTAGTATTCCATATCTCAAGTTTTTCTTGTTCGTATATTGTAGAAGGATTAGTAAGTTTTAATTCAAAGTTTACTAACTCTTGGTCTCTAAAACCTTGTGCATATAAATGAACAATAGCTATCTTATGTAATTCACTTACAATAATTCTTTGTAGTCTTTCTATTGTACGAGCAAATCTTACGTCTTCTGCCGCAAGTGTTGCTTTACCTTCTACACCTTCTTCATATCCAAGAAAGGCTTTAGGTACACGTAGTGATGCTAACATACGATTTCTCAAATACTCAATATCGTCAACCGCATCATAATTCAAGCCACTTAGTGTATCAATAGAAGTACCTGAATCTCCTCCTCGAACAGGTATAAAGAAATCTTCTGTGATGTTTTGCATATTATATTTTAAATTATAATCACCTGTTTGATTATCAATAACAGGAGTCTTCTTCATTTTGTTTACAACTTGTTGCATATAGTTTTCTACTTCTGCGGGAGGAATATTTCCAATATCAAATTTAAAAACTCTCTTTTCAGGTGCTCTCATAATTCTGTGAATCAACATAGCATCTTCCATAAGAGTTAATTGTTTCCAAACTTTACGTGCTGCTTCTAATGTAGAACGACCATATGGTAAAAAGTTAGCGTCACTTATTAATCTGAAGTGTGCAACTTGAAACGCTTCTAAATCCATATCTTCAGAACCATATGTAGTGTGTCTAACATTGTCAACAGGAGTCATACGAAATTTTACCATATGTGGATTTTCAGGGTCTTCACCTTCTAATCTTGATATATCATAAGGACTTATTGGAACTACATTTGTAATACCAAACTTCTCATCGATATCAAGATATAAAAAGAAGTCACCATACTTACACATATTACGAACCCAAGGCCATAAATTAAATTCTACGTTTAAAACATCATAAAATAAATTATGTAATATATCGTGAATATTAGCATTATCAGTTTCAATATCTAAAACTTTACCATATTCATTTTTCATCGTAGATTCATCAGAATAGATATCAAGTGCAGATGATATAATAGAATCAGAATCCATTGTCTCATAATCTTTAAACAAACCCAAACGTTGTTGTTGAATTATAAGACCGCCATCATATCCAAACTGCTTAGCAGATGAATAAATCTTTTGGTATCTGTCTATTAACTGATGTCTTACGCTTGATTGTGTTCTTGAAGTATCAGAAACTTTTAGTTTCTTACCACCAACTTGTCTAACAACAACGTTAGTAGAAAACAATCTACGTAGTCTTGTAAATAATGTTTTATCTACAGCCATATTTAACTCCTACAATAACCAATTTAAGTCCTCAGTTTCTTTTTGAGGTCCAATTTCTATTTTCCAAGAATCTTCTTTTTTTCCTGGTGTGTACATTAATTGATTGGGAGTAGCAAAGTTAGAAATAGTCTTTTTAGACAATTCTATACCTTCTGCTCTCAATCTTAAAGCAGTATCTCTAACCCACAAAGCTATCCCAAAGCTCATAA